GTTCGAGTTCACCGAGGAATTCAAGGCAACGGATGCCTGGAAGCGCATCACGCTGAAGGCCACGGCGGCCAAGATGCCAGGCACGAACCGCATCGAGCGCGCGATTGCCTTCGTCAAGGAGCGCGGCACCGCGACGTCGGCTGAACTGCATTCCCTCATGGGCCTGCCGCCGGACGAGCTTGCATCGAATGTCCTCGCCGGCGCCGTGCGCACAAAACGGCTGGTCAAGAACGGCAAGCATTGGACGCTCGGCCCCGGACCCGGCGGACCGGCCGCACCGGCCTTGCCGGTCGACGAGGATCGCGAGCCGACGCGCGTGACGTGGGGATCCAAGACCGCGCCGTTCCCGGTGCCGATGTTTCTGCAAAAGGAGGCGAAGGCTGCGGAGGCCAGCGACGCTGCGACCTTTAAGGCTGAGGAGGAGCTAACGCCACCCTCGGCCGCTGCGGTCCCGGCGCCCGTCGACAACGTGGTATCGCTCGAACCGCAGCGCACCGCGCGCATCAAGCCGATGGACAAGATCGATTTCGCCGCATTCGCCGACATGGTGAATAGCCAGGCCACACCCGGCACCGCGCCCGCCATTCGCTGCGGTCTGTGGTCGGATGGATCGGTCGAGGTGCAGCGCGACGGCAAGACGTCGGCAGTGCTGGCCGTGGAGGAGGTGGCGTGTCTGGCTGACTTCTGGGGCAGGATCAAAACCAGTGCAAAGGAGGCGTCATGAGCTTCAAAATCGACAATTACGACGAACATTGTCCGCAGCTGCGCATCCAGTTTGGCGACCGCGAGATGAGTTTCACGGTTAAGGATGTGGCGCCGCAGGCGCGAGAATGGCTCGGCGGCGTGATCGAGCGGCAGGTGAGCGAATTGATAAACCTGCGCGTGCGACAGGCGCTGGAAAATCACAAGGCTGCACTGCGCGAACTTCTTGGGGTGCGCAATGGATAACGGCCAACTCGATGCGCTGTGCCAGGAATGGGCATCGTGGTGCTTCACTCGCCGCTTCTACCTGAAGCCGGGGTCGCAGAGTCTTCTTGCTCGCATGCACCCGAGCAAATCAGGGCGGGAGCCGAACGCGCGGAACAGCGCGCTCATGCAGCACTTTAACCAAGCACTCCACGCGTTCGCATCGGATCCGAAATACGCCGATGAACTCGCGTGCTTCCGCCTGATGTACGTCGAGGAGGCCGACCACATCAAGCGGCAGGCCGACAAGCTCGGCATCAGCCGGCCGACGTATTACAACCGCGCGCGGGCCTTTGCTCGCCGCTCTTGGTCGCTTGCGCTGCAACTGAGGAGCGCGCAGGAAGTCGAGTGCGTCGACGTCGATTAGAGCGAGGTAGCGTGTAAACAGCTGGCTTTACAAAATAGTGCTCACAGTCATTTTACACATTGCAATAAAATAGGGGCTTATCAGATAGTCTGAAAAACTGTCTCTACGAAAAGCCCGCTCCCAAAAGGTCAGCGGGCTTGTTCGTTTACAGCATCAATTCCACACACCAGCGAGCCAGATATGCGCAGGGAGCCAGAACCGACCGGCGCCGACGCGGTATTCGTCGTGGTGTGCCTGCTGATCGTGTTTGTCTGGTTCGCCTCGGTAATGCTCGACGTGACGCAGGACATGATGCGCGAGGCGTTGGCGAGATTCACGTTGCGATAATAAATGCGCAACTAACCGATACTTGATACCGAAAATATGACTGAGCAACAATTTGCATACTGGTTGCAGGGCTTCGCTGAGCTTTGCCCCGATGCTCCGACCGCTGAGCAGTGGCAGTCTATTCGGGAGCACCTTGCCACAGTGTTTAATAAGGTGACGCCGCCGGTCAAAGTGACGGTTAAGCTTCCCGAGGTGGGTGAAAGCCAAGCGATCAAAGACCTGATCGAAAAGGCTCGCAAGGAGCGCGTGATCGAACCGCCCCATACCCCGTATCAGCCTTACTCTTTGGAGCAAGGCATTCTTCCCGGCACGCTTATCTGTTAGACCAAAGATGGCCCCACCGACCCAACCGGCGGCCACAACCAACGCAGGGCCGCAAGACCGTAAGACCAAAGCCCTATAACCGCGCCCGCAAGGGCAACGTAGGGAGCTTCAAATGATTGACCGAGTAGTGGCAAAGATGACCTGCAACGCGCTGGGGACGACGCAGTATGAGTTCGGCTCGCAAACGAAGGTCGAGCTTGGCGCTGTGTACAGCACCAAGGGCGAGAACAAGGATTTCTGCGACGCCACGCCGTCCGGCGCGTGCTGGATGAACATTGCGCCGGGTTATCCGGCGGCCGAGTTCTTCAAGCCCGGCAAGCGTTATTACGTGACGTTCACGGAAGCGCCCGATTAAGTAAGTACCGAGTCTCCTCCAAAACCTCCCTGGTTCTGGATTCGCCGCCTGCCGCAGCAATGCGCCGGCGGCTTTTTTACATCAGCGCACGACCAGGTCGAGTTCGCGCCCGAGTGCCGCCATGGCATCGGCGATGCGGTCGATCTTCGTCGCGTGCTTCAAGTCGGTCAGACGGTTTGCCTCTTGCTTCGACGTGCCCATCCGGCGCGCCAACTCGGACGGCCCTACATCCTGGGTCAGCATCTCGTTGAGAAGCAAGACCTTCGACGCCGCGCTCAAGGGCAACGGAATCATCCGCTCGCCTTCTTGTGGCGCCGACGGCATCGGAACCGGGCGGCGATCTTCGAAGTAGAAGTCCATGACCGTCAACAGGACGTCAGCGGCCATGTCGAGTGCTTCGGCTTCGTCGTCGCCTTGCGTGATGGCCTCGGGGATGTCGCGGAACTCGATAACGAATCCGCCTTCTTCGGCTGGTGTGAACGTAGCTGGATATTTCATGTGCTCCCTTTCGTGGTAGTGCGGAGGTGTGGCTAAGCAGAGTGGGGAACCCCTTGCGGGGCTCCCTCCCTATTTCAGTTTCAGTCGTTTCAGAATCCCGTTCACCGTTCCTTGTTTCAGTTCCTTGCTTGGATGCCGGGGAATCGGGGCCTTTTCACCGTTGAGATGAGCAATCATGTGCTCCTTCCCTTGGGTGAAGGTGGCGCCCTTGCTGGCTAACCACCTGACGAACTCACTCTGCTTCACCACACCTCCTTTTCTCGTTGACCGTGAATACATAGTAAACAAATTCGTTTACCAAGTCAAGAGAAAAGTAGACATTTTTGAGTACTTTTTAGGTGTGCCATGCAGATGACCATCGAAGCGGAGCGCGCATGGCTGATGGTTCTCATCCAGTTGGAACGGGATCGCATTGCGCTGCTTCGGGGCTCGTCATGAGCGGCCCTGTCGACGCATACCGCGCCCAGATCATCCGCGCAGTCGTAGGTCGGAAGCCGATCGCCGTCGAAGATATTGCCGCGCTCGATCGCATCTGCCAGCGCCTGGTCGAAGCGGAGGAGGCGCATGAGATCCTTCGTTCGCTCGGCTACGGCAAGGCATGGGATAGCGTCGCCGAACTCGCGCAGCTGGTCCCGCATTCGACAGCCTTGCTGATCCGGCCGCAGAAGTAGGCCGGTCGACATGGACTTCGACAACCTGTTCCGCCTCTACCAGCAGAACAAGAGGAACGCCGAGAAGCGCGGCATCGCCTACCGGCTGACGTTCAAGGACTGGTTAGACACATGGGGCGAGCGCATCCTCGACGAGCACCGCGGCGCCGGGAATGACCGGCTTCGCCTGGAGCGCATCGACAAGGCAGGCATCTTCGAGGTCGGCAACGTGCACGTCGTGCGCGGGCTGTTGCCCGGGGAACTGCGCAGTCACGAACACATGCGGGACCGCCAGCGCACTCCCAGTGGCGGGGAATCGAATAACGGGTGCAAGCTCCGATGAGCAAAGGGCGGAATGGTTCTCCCCTGCAGCTGGATCGCAGGTCTGACCGTCGCAGGCGGGGCTGATTTATTCACTGTGACGCAAGGAGCGCCGCACACACCACGGATGGATCGTTATGGGCCGCAAATCAGCGCTGACAGAAAAGCAGTGGCAGCAGATCGGCGAGCGACTCCTAAAGGGTGAAGCTGGTCGTGTCCTGGCTCGCGAGTTCGGCGTCTCCGAGGCAGCGATCCGCAAGCGCTTTAGTGCGCAAACGAAGCAAATAAAATCCGTTGCGAATCAATTGGTTGCAGCGGAAACGGCTTTTGCGTCTCTTCCGATAAGTGCGCAAATAAGTGCGCGCACTTTGGCGGACGAACTGAAGGAAATCTCCATGCACCTGGCCGGCGCCGCCCGGTATGGCGCAGCGACCGCGCATCGCTTATCAGGCATCGCGCACGCCAAGGTCGAAGAGATTGACGACGCCAAGCCGCTGGACGATGAGAGCCTCAAGACGCTGAAGGGCATCTCGGTTCTGACGCAGCTCGCCAACAACGCTGCCGAGATTCCGATCGGGCTGCTGAAGGCGAACAAAGAGCAGATCGACCAGATGAACAACCCCGAGACCGACAGCGCCCAACTGCTGAAGGACATCGCGGCGCAGTTGCCCGACTAATGGTGCTCAGCCTGCAAACCCAGCGCGAGTTAGCCCGCTGGTACAAGCTGGTCGATCATCCGGTGCAGATGGCCCTGATCGCGGCAGTGTCAAACGGCGTGCGGTTTCCTGTTGTTCCTGCCGGCCGCCGCTCCGGGAAGACCGAGCGCGCGAAGCGGTTTGTGGCGAAGATGGCGATGAAGAACGCGAACGAGCGTTACTTCATCGCGGCACCAACGCACGCCCAAGTCAAGAAGATGTACTGGTCGGATATGAAGCAGCTTTGCCTGTGCAGCCTGCAGACGAAAGCGCCGTCTGAAACCGATCTGATCATCTACCTGAACAACGGCACCGAGATCCACCTGATTGGACTGGATCGACCGCAACGCATTGAGGGTGTGTTCTGGTCCGGCGGTGTGATCGACGAGATTGCGGACGTGAAGCCCGAAGCGTGGGAAGCGAACATTCGCCCCGCATTGGACACGTTCAATCCGTCGCGCCCGAACTATCGGGCCTGGTGCTGGCTGATCGGCGTGCCTGATGGCCTGAACCACTACTACGACATGGCGCAGTACGCCGAGACTGCGAACGATCCGGATTGGCAATGCTTCCACTGGAAGAGCGCCGAGATCCTGCCGGCCGACACAATCGCCGCCGCTAAGCGGCAGATGTCGGCGAAGCAGTACAAGCAGGAATACGAGGCCAGTTTCGAAGGCGCGACCGGCCGTATCTACGAAGACTACAGCAAGGCGAACCACACGGATGCGCGGATCGAGCCGCACGAGCAGCTGATGTGGATGCACGACCAGAACTACACGCCGCTGTCTTCGGCTGTGGGTGTTCGGCGCGACAACGCGCTGTACCTGCTGGACGAGATTGTGTTGACCAGCGCCGTGTCGAAGCAGTCGGCCATGGAGTTCGTCGAGAAGTTCAAGGACCACAAGAACAAGCATGTGCTGATCTACGGCGATCCTGCCGGCCAAGCCGGCGAGAAGCACGGCCACGCATCCGACTACACCGACATCGAGGGCGTACTCCGGGCGCACGGCTGGAAGTACGCGCGCAAAGTCAAGCCGGCACACCCTGCGATCAAGGACCGCCAGAACGCTGTGCGCGCCAAGATCTGCACGGCTGATGGCCATCGATCGCTGTTCGTGAATCCGGTGACGGCTAAATGGTGCGACAAGGGCCTGGCGACTGTGCAGTTGCAGGAAGGGTCGACCTTCCAGGAAGACCAGAAGAACAAGTATCAGCACATCACGACCGCGATTGGCTACTGCGTTGATGTGGAGTGGCCGAGCATCAAGCGCGTCGCGAGCGTCACCGAGTTGCGCATCTAAACGAAGGAAGTCAGCACATGACCAACCCAGCACAGCAGGCCACGCCCGCGACGCCATCGCCGGAAGTCGAGGCAATGGCGCAAGAGTGGCCGCTCATCACCGCGTTGCTGGGCGGGACGTCGACCATGCGCGCTGCAGGCAAGGAATATCTGCCGCAGGCGCCGGCCGAATCGGACGCGGCATATCAGTACCGCCTGTCGACGTCGACCCTGTTCAACGGCTTTCGTCGCACGGTCGAGACGTTGGCCGGCAAGCCGTTCTCCGAGCCGCTGCATCTGAATGACGACGTGCCGCCGGCGATTGTCGAGTACGAGAAGGACATCGACCTGGAAGGCCGCAACCTGCAGGCGTTCGCGCACGGCGCCATTCAGACGGCGCTAGCGTACGGCCTAGCACACATCCTCGTCGACTATCCGCCCACGCCGGTCGGCACGCTGGAAGACCAACGCAAGTCCGGTGCACGGCCGTACTTCGTCGCGATCCATCCGAAGAACCTGCTGGGCTGGAAGTCGGAGCGCATCAATGGCGCCGAAACGCTCACGCAGATTCGCATCATGGAGTCCGCGCGCGAAGACGACGGTGAGTGGGGCGTCAAGATCATCCCGCAGGTCCGCGTACTGGAGCGCGACAATTTCCGCATCTATCGCCAGAACGAGAAAGAGGAGTGGTTCCTGTTTGGCGAGGGTGAAGTGTCGCTCGGCATGATCCCGCTCGTCACGATCTACGGCGACCGCACTGGCTTCATGACCGCCCGCCCGCCACTGCTTGATCTGGCCTACCTGAACGTCGAGCACTGGCAGTCGTCATCGGACCAGAGCAATATCCTGCACGTCGCGCGCGTGCCGATCCTGTTTGCTGCCGGATTCGAAGATGGACAGTTGACCATCGGCGCGAATACCGCCGTTGCCGCAACCGACCCGAACGCCAAGCTGCAGTACGTGGAACACACGGGCGCCGCCATCGGCGCCGGCCGCGAGTCGCTGAAGGCTCTGGAAGAGCGCATGTCGCTCATGGGCGCGCAGATGCTCGTGCGCAAGCCGGGCAGCCGCACCGCGACCGAGAAGGCGATCGATACCGCGGAATCCGATTGCGCATTGTCCGCCGTCGTTCTGAACGCCGAGGACGCGCTCGAGCAAGCACTCGACTTCATGGCGAAGTGGGAAGGCCTGGAAGATGGTGGTTCGATCGAGATCAACGACGATTTCGGCGGCTGGATGGATACGCTCGACGAGACGACGCTCCTGCGCTGCCGTGAGCTCGGCATCCTGAGCGCCGAAACCGTGTTCAACGAGCTGCAGCGCCGCAAGGTGATCTCCGAAGAGCTGACCTGGCTCGAAGAGGCCGACCGTCTGAAGAAGGAAGGTCCGCCAGTTGGCGTCGTCGGCAGTTTCGAAGCCGCCTCGTCGGACGCGTGATTTACCGATTTAGTTTTTCGAAGCCGCCCGCGTGATGCAGGCGGCTTTTCTTTTGGGCGAGATGCCCGCAACACCATATCCGAGAGGGATAACGCAATGGCACTTGATCTGATCGTTGACGCGCTGGACGCCGTACCGGAAGCATTTCGCCCCCTGTATGTGCAGAACGGCGACAAATACAAGCTGGATGTTTCGGGCGTCGAAGACACGTCGGGCCTGAAGAGCGCGCTGGAGGCTGAGCGTCGCGCCGCCCGCGAGGCCAGCAAACAGGCTGCGGCGTGGAAGGCGTTGGGCAAAACGCCGGATGAAATCCAGGCGCTGGTCGAAGCGCAGGCTAAGGCTGAGCAGGAGCGACTGACCAAGGCAGGCGATTGGGACAAGCTCGCCAAGCAAATGAACGATGCCCACGCACAAGAACTCAACACCCTGAAGTCGACGCTGGAAACCAAGGACAAGGCTTTGGCCAAGCACCTGGTCGATTCGGCCGCAGTCAACGCCATTGCAGCAGCGAAGGGGGTACCGGAGCTGCTGTTGCCGCATATCCGAAGCGCCGTGAAGGTGATCGAGGAAAACGGCGATTACGCCGTGCGTGTCGTCGACAGCACCGGCAGCCCGCGCGTGAATGGCAAGGGCGAATTCCTCTCAATCAAGGATCTGGTCAGCGAGATGCGCCAGTCCGAAGTGTTCGGTCGCGCTTTCGACGGGTCGGGAGCTAGCGGCAGCGGCGCGCAAACATCGTCCGCACGGCAGCAAACAAAAGACCTATCCCATCTACCGCCAACCGAGCGCATGACAGCAGCAAGGGCGGCGAAAAAATAAAGGTAACACATCATGGCACTGACTCTTGTCGAAGCAGCGAAACTGGAAACTGGCGACGTGCTGCGCCAGGCAATCATCGAACTGTATGCCGGCTCGTCCTCGATCCTGCAAACGCTGCCGTTCGAAACGATCGCCGGCAATGCGCTCAAGTACAACCGCGAAGACTCGCTGCCCGGCATCGGCTTCCGCGGCGTGAACGAAGCCTACACGGCGTCGACCGGCGTTCTGAATCCGCTGACCGAGTCGCTGGTGATCGCCGGCGGTGACCTGGACGTGGACAAGTTCATCATCGACACCATGGGCGCCAACCAGCGCTCGGTGCACGAAGCGATGAAGATCCGCGCGTTGTCCCTCGCCTGGACGAAGAAGTTCATCAAGGGCGACAACCAAAGCGATCCGCGCGAGTTCGACGGCCTGCAAGTGCGCGTGACTGGCAATCAGCTGATCGCCGCCGGCTCGACCGCCAACGGCTCCGCGCTGTCGCTGTCCAAGCTGGACGAGGCAATCGACCAGACCCTGAATCCGACGCACCTGCTGATGAGCAAGGCCATGAAGCGTCGCCTCACTCAAGCATCGCGTTCGACCACGGTCGGCGGCTTCATCACCATGGGCATCGATGGCTTCGGCAAGCCGGTCGAGATGTACAACGGCCTGCCGATCCTGACCGTCGACCTGGACAACGCCGGCGCCCCCATCCTGCCGTTCACGGAAGCGGCCACCAGCGGCACCGCAACGGCGACGTCGATCTACGTTCTGAGCTTCGGCAACGACGGCGTGCTGGGCCTGCAAAACGGCGGCGTCGACGTGCGCGACCTGGGCGAACTGCAAACCGCGCCGGTGTTCCGCACCCGCGTGGAGTGGTACAACGGCTTCGGAGTTTTCAACGGCCGTGCCGTAACCCGCCTCTGGTCCATCGCTGACGCCGCTGTCGTCGCCTAACCAACCGCCAACGATAAGGACTCGACATCATGGCAAATCTTTACTCTCAACGCACTTACGACAACGCCCTGCTGCTGAAGGCTGCGGGACTGGTCGCCGCTACCGCCACCGAATCGGTAATTCTCGACCTCGGCGCTGGCCTGGTCGATGCCGATCTGGTGATCGACGTTTCGGCGGTCGAAGTCGCGACCGGCGACGAGAAGTACACCATCCACCTGGAAGGTTCGAACGTCGCAGCGATGACGTCGGGCTCGGTCACGCTGGCCAATATCCCGATGGGCAACAAGACCGATCCGGCTGACGCCGCTACGGGCACGGGGCGGTTCATCGTTCCGTTCCGTAACGAGCAGAACGGCACCACCTACCGCTACGTGCGCATCTACACCCTGGTCGCAGGTACGGTGGCAACCGGCATCAACTTCATGGCGTTCATCGCGAAAGACGAGGACTAAGCCATGACCGACCGTTACGTTGAGGCGGAAGTGCTCGTCAATGCGAACATCACTCAGCGTAAGCGGGTTCTGCTCGCCGACTCCGGTGATGTTCCGACGACGACTTCCGCCGGAGTCGGCGCGCTGCCAGCAGCATTCAACAACGACGCGAGCCTGACTGTTGTCGAGTATGGGAACGGGGTGGTCCACAAAACCGTTTTCACGCTCAATGCACTGAGCGTGCCTGTCACGGACGCGCTGGCCTACGCATCCAGGCAGCTCTACGATTTCCCTGAGGGCAGGATACTGGTCCTGGGCGTCACCGGATCGCT